GAACAAAACTCAAAGGAGCAAAACCTGTAGAAGGAAAACTTGATGTTCATAGGATGAAGAGTTTATGTAGAGAAATGATTTGGTTAGTTAAAGCTGGAGAAGCTAAAATAGTAGAAGGTGGAAAGATTACAATGGATGAGATTGTGGAACTTCCGGGGAATTTTCTTTTGAATCCTGGAAGTCGTATCAATAATTCTCAACCTGTGTATGAAAAAGATTTTGATAAGTGGGTTGACAATCTTTCTCGATCAGGAGGGTAGTATGGCGGTGCCTAATGCTGCTGTTTTAGCTGCTAGAGGAAGACGAATAGCAGGAGCAAGAAAGGAATCAGAAAGAACTCAATGGTTTGTTGATGAAGTAAGCAACAAAATAGCAATTACATTGAGAAACAGGGTCAGGTTGGCTACAGAGTTTGTTAAGACTAAAGTAGTTAAAAATATCAGTATAGCTGTTGAACGTACTGCTACAGGTGTAATTAGAAGTAACCCAGGAGAGTTTCCTAGAGCCGATACCACACAGTTAATGAAAACTATGTTTACTGATCATAAACAAGTGGGACCGGGTATATTTGATGGATTTGTAGGATCTCCTTTAGATTATTCCTTACGACTTGAACTAAAATTGGATCGTAGTTTTCTAAAAAGAACTTTGAATGAGGAAAGACCTACAGTAATAGCAATTATTACAGGACCAATCAAGTAGTGTGGCAATTTCAGATGATCAATTTGGTAGACTTGAAAAAAGGGTAAGAGAAGTGGAAACCACTTTGGCGGCTCATTTAGCTACTTGTACTCAAAGTAGTGAAAATGTTGAGAAAAAATTGTCAGAAGTTAAAGAAGAAATATCGAGTGTGAGAGAAAGTTACGGCACACTCAAAACAGAAAGGGATGAAGCAAGAGGAGCATTCAAGGGAATGAAACTATTGCTGTGGATCGCTGGAGGTCTTTTGACTACTGGTTCTATTATTGTAAATGTTTATTTTGTACTTAATGGATAATCATGGCTATTGGTTCTTCTGATTTAGCACAAGCGTTGATTACTGTTTGGAATGCTAATAATCTTGAAACAAAATTTACTGATAGTTGGGCAGCAGCAAAAAGAACTGAATTTATAGCATTAAATGACCAAGAAGCTCCTAAAGGACAGCCTTGGCCTTATTGTATTTTTGAGATTGAACCAGGAACAACTACATCAAGAATGTCTGGACACAGCATAAATGAAAACCATGAAATTCGAGACATTCCTATTTCATTTAGAGTTCATGCAAAAAGGATTGATGGTGTAGGAAAGACAGCAAAATTGATAGCAAGTGATCTCATAGAAAACATTATCCGGATATTTGGAGGTCATCCTACAATACGATCAAAGGATTTGGTTTTGGATAATGGATCTTTTCTTATCATGCAGTATGCTACTGATTGGGGTATTTATACTGGAGATAAGCAATACAACTGGTTATTAAATTATTTAGCAAGACTTGATGTGCCTATAGCAGTTTAGGATAAGAAGACATGGGAACACGATCATTAAGCAGTCCTAAAGTTACAATTATTCTTAGTGGTTCTGTTGTTAATCAAATGACAACGGATATTGCTAAACAGGCTTCTGCTGCTTTTAAGATGGACAGAGAAATTTCGTTTGCGTCTGGAATAAATCTTGATGAAGTAAATAGAGCTTGGGAATTTACAGCTCTTTTGTCTAGTGGTGCAAGTGCAGTTATTGATCTTTTTGATTTTGCAGGATTTGATACAGGTGCTGGAGTTGGGGATGATTTTGTAGGACAACCTTTAACAGTTGAAGAAGTTGTTTGTATTATGATCGGTAATGAAAATGCTGATTCAATATTAATAGGCCAACTTGAAATTATACCTGATGCTTCTAACGGTTGGACTCCAATTGGATCGCATACAGTTGCTACAGGAGGAGCTTTACGTTCACAAGGAGCTATGATCAAGATACAGCCAGCTGAAGCAGGATTTGATGTTGCGGATGGTTCAAATCATAGAATACGATTAACGGCGAATGGGGGGCCTGTCACTTATAAAATTCTTATTTTAGGTAGACATGATGATAATGAAAGCTCTAGTAGTTCTAGCAGTTCATCAAGTGTTTCCTCCGGAAGTAGTTCATCGAGTATCAGTTCTAGCTCTGTTTCTTCTAGTAGTTCTGTGAGTTCCAGTTCACAATCCAGTAGTTCCTCAAGTGTGAGTTCATCTTCAAGTATAAGTTCAAGTTCAGCATCTAGTGAGAGTTCAAGTTCTGTGTCTAGTAGTTCTCAATCGAGTAGTGAGTCAAGTAGTTCGTTTAGTGTATCTGTTCAGAGTTCTTCTAGTTCTGCTAGTTCTCTTAGTTCTTCAAGTCAATAGAACTATGAATAAAGGTGGGTTGAAAGGAATAGATAATGAGTTCCATTAATACGGTGACGGGGCGTAATGGAGAATTTGTCGTAGACACAACGCGAGTTGCTAGAATTACTACATGGGCTGTAAACCCCACACTTGCCAGTAAAAGTGAATGGGGTGATAGTGATTCTGCTGGTTTTACTAATAGAGCAGAGGGCAGAAAGGATGCTACATTTACATCAGAAGGTAAATATGATACTAGTAATGAAGTATTTGATCTGTTCCAACCAGGAGATATTCTAATTGGAACTTTGTGGTTGAATTCTACACTTTTTTGGGATTTTCCAAGAGCTTTGAATGATGACTTTAATTTGACTGTTGATGTGGATACCGAAGAAATCATCGGTTGGACGTCGGCATGGGGGGCAGATGGCATCTATCACCACCCAGGCGAAGCCGGGGCTGCTTCTAGGGTATTACCAGCATAACAGAAATTTATTTATTATGGGTTGTATATATTGTGCAAAGAATATAGTAAATAATAAATGCTATATTGGTCAAACAATTCATACAATGATCATCAGAAGAAAAGATCATGAAAAAGATTCATTAAATGGATCAAAAATTTGTTTTCATCTAGCTTTAGCAAAACATGGATTTAATAATTTTGAATGGTTTACTATTTATGATGATCTTGAAGATGATGAATTGGATCTTTACGAACGAGCAGCTATTAGAAATTTGAATACACTTTCTCCGAGTGGTTATAATCTAATGGACGGAGGTTCGCCTGGAAAACATTCTGAGGAAACAAAACAAAAAATAAGTGAAATTGTTAAAAAAGAATGGGCAATTCCGGGAGTTAGAGAAAGAAGAAGTGTGGCATTAAAAGGTAAAACCTACGAAGAAATACATGGAGAAGAAAAAGCAGTAGAAATTCGCCTAAATCACAGTAAAATAATGACAGGAAAAAAGCAAACACAAGAATCAAATGTAAAAAGAAGTAAAGCATTAAAGGGAAAAGCTAAATCATTTGAAGCTAAGAACAATATCAGTAATTCAGCAAAAAATAGAAGTCCAGAAGCACAAGAACGATCAATTGCTGGTTTAATGGAGTACAATGAACGTCGAGCAGAAGAAGGTATTTCAGAAGAAACTCGTAAAAAACAAAGCGAATCCCATAGGGGTAAAAAATTATCCGAAGAGACTAAAAATAACATGAAAATAGCACAACAGAAGAGACGTAGCAAAAAAGCTACTAGAGTCCTAGCATAGTAGAAATTGAAAGAAGAACAATGATTGAAACTAAATCTGTAGCACGTAAATTGATGGAAGAAAACCCTCCAGAAGAATTTTATCCTAATGTGTTTGATTGGAATGAAAATCTTTTATTTTATGTTTATTATCCTAAAGAAAAAAATGTTTATGGGTCTAAAGTTGGATTTACATCAAGATCAGCTACAAGAAGTATGATTTCAGAGAAGGATGAGGATGCATTTACCAAAAGGGATTTGGTTAATACTCTTGATTGTCTAAAGGATGCTAAGACTGGAGAAATAGTTCCAAAAGTCATTGCTTATGATGCTGGTAGAGGTTTAGTCACAAGAATTTTATTAGATGAATCTGGAAATAGATTCATGGATGCTACTACTAATGAAATAGCTAAGACTACTGAAAAAAGATATTTAGTTGCTGAAGGAGGGGAACTAGCCGATCTTATCAATTATGCCACAAAAGAAGCTATGAAATGAAGAACAATGACTACAACCGTTCACTACTGTCCTTCCTGTTCTTGCGAAGGATGTAGACAAGAGAGACAATTACAAAAGTCTCTATACTCACCTCAATCTCATGTCAGAATCTCGCCTCAAGCTGCCTACATTCTAGGTCTAATCAAAACACGCAATCCTTATGGTTCTGTTGCTCGTGAGCTGTCTCTCAGGTAATAGGCATTTCAAAATTTAGTTTAGGAGAAGAACAATGTCTGATGATGTTGCACGTGCTATTGGTGCAGGCGGAAAAACTGTAACAATTGCTGGAAAAGAATGTAAAATTAGACCACTCAGTTTAGTTGAATTAACGGAACTAGAAAGGGATTGTTTAGAACGATATCAGGATAGGTATCTTGCTACTTTTTACAGAAATCAAAAATTATTGAAAAGTGGAGAAAATGGAGAATCTGATGGAAGCGAATTATTGATGCAGAAAATAGAGGAAGTTGCAAAATGGGATATAACTGATCTTCCTCCTAAATATGTATACGATTCAGATAAACTTTCTATAAATCCAAAGCTACAATCTTGGTTAAAGAACCATGTGGGATTTTCAAGAAAGGGTCCTAAAGGAGTTAAATTAACAGAAGAAGAACTTGATGCCCATTTAAGATCGTTGACTGCTAATGTTCTTGATCAGGGAATTCTTACCGATGAAGAATATAAAGAAATGGTAAAAAAGCCTGCGGAAAAGAGAAAAATGGGATATGTGGGATGGTGGACAACATCTTGTTTTGAAGGACGTATTTCTACATTATATGTTTGCCTCAAGGATTCTGGGTTATCAAGAGAAGAATTGGTTAGATATCTACAAAAAGAACCCGAAATACTTATGGATGCGGTTCTTGAGATTGAGCGTTTATCGGCCCCCGCAGCGGGAAATGGCTAGGGCTGGAAGTTGCAGAAAGTGATGGAAGGCCCAAAAACGATAACGATTATCCTCGTGATCTAATACGCGGAATTGGCCCTTGGCATATCAGAGTATTGTGTGATTGTCAGTTGGAAGGTGGTTATGGATACACTCCTCAGCAGGTAGGAACCTTCACATTGGATCAAATCTTTATGCTCTTTGCTGATAGAAAATCGTTAAGAAGAACAGATAAAATAAGAACAACCAAACTAACAAGTCAACAAGCTCAAAGTTTAATTACTCCAGATAAAGATGGGTTTGTAAAAGGTCGTGCTGCTGATGGAACTCCCATTAAAGGGAAGATCGGAGGAGGAGAATCTGTAACACGTCGATTGATTAGAGAGAAAGCTGAAAGAGATGCTAAAGAAGGGAAGGAATCTTCTAGGACGAAGAGATCAAGAAAACGAGAGGAAAGACGAAAGCGAAGAGCCAGTAAATCAGAGGATTTGGTTGCTGAGGATGGATCAGGATCAACTTAGATTCAAAAGACGATACATACCATTGGTTGATGATTTGAAGGCTTCATATTAGTATGTGGTAAAGCTGTAGCGAAGGAGTAGTGTACATGGGTATAGAGCTTGCGAAAGCGTTTGTAAGAATACGAGGTGATTCCCGTGGATTAAAAGGGGATCTGAAGTCAGTTCGTGCTGAAGTTACTAATGAGTTGAGAAATATCAGTATTGTGGCTGCTGGTATTTTAGGAACCTTTGCAACGGCTGGTGCAGGTATTATTGCAGGTGGATTTAGACTCGCTGCCCAATTTGAACAGACGACTATTGCTTTTTCAACTATATTGGGTAGTGCTGATCTGGCTAAGAAAAAATTAGACGAGCTTGCTTCATTTGCTGCTAGAACTCCGTTTACAATCCCTGGTGTTGAAAATGCTGCCCGTGGACTTATTGCCGTTGGTTTTTCCGCAGACGAATTATTGCCCACTCTTAAAGCTCTAGGAGATGTGTCTGCTGGTCTTGGTCGTGGAGAGGAGGGGTTACGAAGATTAGTCTTGAATTTAGGACAAGTAAAAGCCCAAGCAAAATTAACAGGCAGAGAGTTAAGGGATTTTACTATTTTGGGTGTTCCTTTGTTAGAGGAGTTGGCAAAAATACTAGGAGTTGCTAAAGATCAAATTTTTTCTTTGACTCAGGCAGGTGATATTTCTAGTGAGGTGGTTACTCAGGCTTTTAAGAATATGTCAAGTGCTGGTGGTCGTTTTGAAGATTTGATGTTTAAGATAAATAAAACTGTACAAGGACAATTTAGTAATTTAATAGATGAAATAGTACGAATAGGAAGAACATTTGGAAAAGAATTGATTCCTGCAACTAAAGCTGTAGTAGCTAAATTGATCAATTTAGCTCAGTCTATTCGTGAAGTAATTAAAGGACAAGGAGCAATGATAGCTGGTACTCTTGTAGGGGCTACAGCTTTTGCTTCTTTAGGAACGGCTATTTTTACAGCTAGTATTGCAATGAGATTATTTGGGATTACGTTAAGACAGGTTTTTATTGGTACAGGTATAGGAGCTATAATTATAGCTATTGGAGCAGCAGTTGGTTTTTTGATAGGAAAGCTAGCGAAATCAAAACGAGTAATGGAACTTGTATCGGAAATTGCTGCTGATTTTTCTGAAAATTTAACTAAACTTAGTGATACTTTTAGTACAGCTTTTAGTTCGGCTGGTTTTATTGTTGATACATTTTTTACTAAATTTACTACTATGGTTGTGGGTATTTTGGATTTAATTGCTTTTTTGTCTACTAATTGGAAACTTACATGGGAGTTGATGAATACAAGTATAGCTATTGAATTACTTAAAATGACTAATTCTGTATTAAATTTTTCGGATACAGTTAGAGCTATATTCATAGCAACTGTAAAAACAAGTCTTGGTTTTTTTACTGATTTAGCAACTGGAATAGGAGATTTATTTTTTGCTGTTGTAGATACTATTACAGGACTTTTCAAAGGATTATTTGAAGGAATTAAAAGTAAGTTTCAAGGAGGTGATTTCTTTGAGCCTTTTATGGATGAATTTACAAAGGCTATTGCAAATATAGAGGGAGAATTTCCTAATCTATTTGCAGAAGCGGGTAAAAGATTCACGGAAGAATTTGAAAAGGCTAGTAAAGGACCTAAAGATCCTTTTAAGGATGCTATTAACGATTTAGAACAACAGAGAGGAGAATTAGCTCGTCAGATTGCAAAAGAACGAGAAGAAAACAGAAAGAGAAGAAAAGAAGACGAAAAAGACGACGATAAACCACCCCCACGTAGAGTAGGTCCTATCGGGTCTACTGGACTAGATATTAAACCCGGAAGAACGGGATTTGCTGAATTTGGCAATACCATTCAAGATGCTATTTTGAAAGGGAAAAATGATCTTGATAAAAAAAGAAATTCTCTTCTTCAAGCTGGTAATGTAATACAACAGAAAATTTTAGATAAAAAAGATAAAAAGCAACCAACTGTTTTAACCGAATAGGGATTATGGAATGGCAGGTAATTTAGACGATCCTACACAATGGAGATTAAGTACAGCAGGAGGTATTAAATTTAAGATTTTATCTCCAGGCATGGATGGTGGATTTAGTTTTGATGGTGCTTCTGTGGACTTTCATGTATTAGTACGTTCTGATCAATTAGTAGATTTTATTCTTGAAGTTTTCCCTGCTCCGTTGATAGTTGGAAATATTGAAATTCCTCAGACAACAACTCTTCCTGGGTTGCCGGGATTGGGAATTCAAGATTTAACATTTAAGTCATTCGATGATGGTTTACCTATAAATCCATTTGGAGGAGATCCTATTCCTCCTTCAGGAACTTATTTTCCTGTTGTAGAATTGACAATTACTTATGGAGCAACAAAAACAAGTCAAGACCCTAATGATCCATTTACTTGGCTTGAAATTACGGCTGCGGCCTCTGGAGAATTTTTACATAGTTCTACGGCACAAGCAAAATTACAACCAGAAACTAATCCTACTCTTGGTAGTGGTGATGATGAGGATACCGGTAATAGTGCTACTGATCCTAATACAGATGAACTTAGTGGAGGAGAGACTACAGATACAATAAGAGGACCACTTACAGTCGTTAAGAATCCTGTAATACCTTTTACTATTAGGGTTCCTCAAACAGAATGGACTTTAAGATGGCCTAGAATTCCATTTGAGTATTTTCGAGATGTTTTTATTCATAGATTAAGAGCGGTTATGGGTCGAG